TTTGGCCTGTAGTTCTTTACGTTCAGCATACCAACGCTCTAGTAACCCTGGAATAACACCTTTACGTTCATTTGAAAATATAGTACCATTGGCTGACAATATCCAAGGCTTGTTTGAATCAAATATTAAACGCCAAACATCCGCGGCACTGACAATGTCAGATTCACCGTTGGCCCAGTCTATGGTAATCTCAGTACCAGCATCACCTCGCATCACTGCTTCATACTCTAATGAGCCAAATAAACCCTCCCAAGCATCAGCAAATGAACGCCCTTCCTGTTGTTTTGTGCTGATGTGATGTTCTGTCATTGTAGGACGCAGTTGCCCAACGATAGTCTCTGGACCCATGTTCAATGCTCTAATAGCACTTGGATACAGTGAGTTAATATCAACTGAACCTATGTAGTCGTGCATACCACGTTTAGGATGTGCCACATAAGCACCTGCCGCCTGTGTAGTTATACTGTCATCATCTCTGCTACGTCTATTAGGAACAATCATTCCTAGTTGATGTGCTTCGTTGATAATAGCCTGTTCAGTAACAGCCACAGCACCCATTGTAGTCTGTAGCAACACAGTATTGTCATGTGCCAGTTCGTTAGCGAGATCTAAGAATCTAAGTTTACGATCAAGTTTAGCCAGTAAGTCAGTGTCCTGTCTGTTATACTCAATGAACTTTTCAAAGTCTTTGTTATATAGTTGATCCAGTGTACCCTCATAGGCAGTTTTGTTTTCACCTAGTTCATACTCGCCAATGGCATCTAAACTGTATGAATGACGTTCTTCATAGGTATACTTACGATATAACTGCATGTAGTCTAAGTGTACACGTCCAATCAAGTCAAAGGTTAAGTTACTAGCACCAAAGCGTTCAAACTCACGCTTCTTGGGAAACTGATTCCACAAACAGAACTTACGTGTATCATCTTTTGACAACACACGATTGGTACGCATTACCATGTAGGGAATATCAAAGCCCTCTGAGTTCCAACCACTTAAGATGTCAGCATCTTCTATCAGTTCTAAGAATGTTTTAATTAAGTCTTCTTCTCTGTCAAACAAGAAACAGTTGTCATACTTTTTACTAATCTCTTCTGCAGTTTCCCATGACATTGACTTAGGTGGTATTGCTAGTGTAATTAGTTTGTCCATCCAATCAAAGTATAAGGATATGGCAGTTACTGGATTAAACGGATCTTCTGGTTTTGAAAAGCCACGCTCTGGATCAAAGTCTACCTCAATGTCAAAAAAGCATGTGTGTAGTTTGGGCGATGGTTTGCCAAGATAGTTATTTTCAAGACAACGGAACACGGGATTGATGTCACTTTCCCATAAGCGTTTGCCTGAGTTAATTTTTAGTTCTCTGTGGAACTCTTTTGAATTTTTTGTTGAGAATCTAGATACTGGCGTATCATAGATAGTTCTGTGTTTACCTTTTGGATCATCATAGTACAGAACATACTCTGCTGGATACTCACGATACTCTCGTTCACCATCAACACGTTCTACAATGTATATACGATCCTTATTGCGATCAAATAGTGCGTCTATGTAACTCATTTAGTCCTTTCGCCAATTGTGGCTGGCTTACCATTCTACATGCTCTTAAGTGAGCGAAACTTACTACTTGTATTATAACACAGTTTGTTATAGAGTCCTACCTACAGTTTCCAAAACAGTTGTTAGTGTTTCATGATCATTGTTAGTATCTGTAAATGATGATTTTTGAGCAATTCTAATTGCTTTTTTAAGTACAGCAGGTTTAACCTGTAGAACTTCTGATAATACTTGGATACCTTCGTTGATTAATTGTGTTAGTTTTGCCTTTTGTTCAGGATTGAATACCACTGACATATGATGTCTCCTTGATTAAAATATATAAATACATTAGTAAATTATACAGTATTTAATCCTTAAAGTCTACCCCTTATAAATATTATTATGAATTTTGAACAAATCCAAGAATATTGCCCTGAAAATTGGGACGTTACTAGTCACCCACAGTGGGAAATACGTGATGTCCTAAGTAATAACTGGCGTAGAGAGTTACCAATATCTGAAAAAGAACTAGAGTTAATAGAACAAATACTGGTAGCCTGTGATAAAGGTACAGATATTTCTTGGAATCAAGAAGATTTATCACTATTTGCAGAAGCACAAATCCAAATGAAATTGATAGATATTGGGTTTGATCTCAGATGTTACGGGTTGAATGTATTCCCTACATCAACATCTAAATTAACAGAACATTTAGTTGAGCTTGATATTAGACGAGATAAGATGTGGCAACTGAAACGCAAGTGGGGCAGTGCATTAAATTACATATACAAATGGAAAGATGTATTAACACATGCTAGTGCTTTAAGAACATATCAAATTGTTGCTATACTATTATTTGCACTATTTGTAGATCCTATACTAGTACCATTGGCATTCCTAGCAGGGTGGGTAATCAGTAACTGTACTACAATTATTATTCACGAATATTGGGTACACGATCTAATTAGCCCAAGACACAGAGTGTTAGACTTTGTGCTTAACTGGTGGGGACATCTAATGTATGATGTAGACAGAATTGACTGGAGATACGTACACAGTTACCATCATCGTTCTTGGAAAACACCTTTAGATAAAGACAATTACATGGGTGTCATACCAAGTTGGCAGTTGTTTTTCTTTGGCAGAAGTTTAGATGAAGCATGTGATGCAGAGTTTGATCACGAAGAGTTTCATAAGTATCGTGCTAGTTATACTGCAAAAGAATTTGCTAAACTACCACCAGAAACTCAGTTTTTAGAAAAACATAGAGTAAAAATTAAGTGGGCAAGTCATCTTGTGTTTGCATTGTTATTAGGATTTACCAATTGGTTAGTATTCATTTATCTACAGTCATTGTTCTTTCAGAAGTATATCCTGTTATTCAATGAACTAATAACACATAATAACAAGTTACCTAGAGAAGAAGAAAAAAACAGTCCAGAATTATTTTGGGCATGTTGTGGTACTGCTTATCATGTAGATCATCATTTTGATAGAGATCAGATTGTAGTAGGTCCAGGTAAACTTAAATACCTAAACATTCAATACTATTTCTTAAGAATGTTATTTAAAAAGAATCCTGGGATACACTTTAGTTAAGTTTACAGTGACGTAGCACATTTGTTACAGTTGCAAACCCCATAGCTAACTCATCATATAATATTTCAGGCGGCCGTTTTATAAATGCTCTATTAACATAAGCACTTTGCCCCATATCTTGATAATAGGTTGTACTAGGCCAACGTGACTTACCCCACTCCATAGAATGTATTAGTAGACATTCATCACCTACTTCTTTTAATATTTTTTCTCTTTGAACTAGAGGTTTTGCTGTTGACTCTAATAGTTTAATACAAACTGGTTCTGTATTAATATGAGGTTTGTCCATATAGTGGGCAAACAAATGAACAAGATATGCTTCTATTTGGTGTTCTAGATTAATAGTGAGTTCACATTCTGCTCTGCGAACTATATCATATGATTCTTTAACGTAGATTTCCCAATTTGTCATTCTTCCTCCACAATTTCAATAACGAGATTGCCATCTCCTTTTATTAGTCTGTGATACTGCTCACGTTGAATAAAATAAGTTTTGCCCTCTTCTAATTGAATTGGAAGTTCATTGTCAAACTGTAATTGCCAGCCTTGACTTTCTTTGACTATGACCTGACGATCGTTAGCATCACGATGCCAAACTAAATCAGATTCATCTACTGTGCCTTTAAAACGTCTATATTTAACGTTACCTAGACTAGTTTCAAAGTATGGTTTATTACCACCACTGACCACCTTTAACTCCTAAACTTTTATATCTTGGTGTACGACATGCCCAATAGCCTGCTTTGGTTTTGTCGTTCTTTTGTTTACATTTATGTCTTGCTACAAAACTTTTAACAGCACCTGGATTTTTTGCTTTAACTGATAAGCCAGTTGTATCACCCCAAGACACTTTTTTAACTTTGCCAGTCTTAGGATTTTTAACATAAACGTAGAATTTTTTACTACCGCCACGTTTAGGTTTATTGAGTTCTACTTTTTTAC